GGCGCACAATCTGGTGCAAGGAAATCAATCTGATATTCCTGAGTTCTGTTGCCGGCTTGCACCGTGTATGCAGCCAAAGCCTTGCCTTCCGTACAGAACTGCGACGGAGATGTGTCGATAGTGGTGTATTTGTCGTTACCCCCAACAGCAACGAGTTGAAGCTCCTTTCTTGTTCCATCTCCGTAAAAGGCAGTAACTGTGGCAGCATCGGTACCTATATAATGAAGATATTCAAGTCTGCCCAAAGATGTAATTTTCACGCCCGTCAAGATGGAAAGAAAATGGTTTTCGATAAAATCGGCGGCAGAAGTGCCAAAATCGGCAGCACAATAGATGATATCTGCCGAAATCTCTTCAGTGTATGAAGTTTCCGAATTTTCATATTCTTCCTTTATTCTTATCTTCATGGTAGAACGCAGTGCGCGCTTTACGTATGAAGCCACCAGCGAGCTAATATCTACAATACTGATATTCCCGTCTACAGGATACAAATACTCGCTGTATATCTCACTGCCGTCAATACTGATGATGACAGCAGCTCTATATCCGTTGATCGAGAATGACACATCGGGTATGGTACAAGAGAAGTATGAGCCTGAAAGATTTTCCTTTATAGTAATCATCGCATCTTTTTTCAGCAAATGTAAAAAGATGCATAAGGCAGTAAAAATACGTCAGCAAAAAAGAGAAACGACACAATAAGTATGTCGCCTCTCCATGAGATATGAAATTCGTTTGGGAATGAATTTCAATTGCAAAGATAATGCAAATCGAGAGAAGAACGAAATGAATCTATTCATTTCTTATTCCGAGATGTAGCTTATCTTATATAAAGATACATAATTTAAATAATATACAAAGAGAAAAGCCACCTACACATTTAGGCTCTACAGGAAAAAACATCAGAAACTGCCATATTATTGGCTTCAATAAAATGGTTGTTTTTACCAAAATCCCCTCGGAAAGTGTTGCAAGACTCTTTCCGAGGGGCAAAATTCGCGACTTTCAACGCCCTGAAAGTTGCGAGACCGACTTCGGAAACG